TTTATTAATTAAATTATTTATCTATATTGTTGGAAAAGATCTAATTGATAGTAATTTATTTACTCACTCCACTCAATGGAAATTAGCATTACCTGAAAAACAATTATTTTTTCAAATTTACAAAAGCTAATTTACCTAATTTAAAAATATTTACCAATTCCCTAGAATTATTTCTTAACTTCAAAATTTAAAATCCTAACCAAGAGTTTTTGATTTATCAGAATTATAATTAACTTATGGTTCTTTCCCTTTTAAATTTGATGTTAGTAATGATCAAGAATTTAAAGTCTCTTATTATGCTTATAAATGGGAATAAAAAGTTTTTCCTATCTAAGATGCTTAATTAACTTATAAAAATAAAGTAATACCATTCATTACCAACTTTCTTCAAAATGGTAAATATCTTTATTGGTCAAATTTGAGCGAATAAACTAATTTGTTCAAAGAAGGAGACTTAATCTTAATCATTGATAATAAATTCTAAGAAGAGGATACTATTATTGGCGCTTGTTTAATGTAAGTAGTAAAAAGAACTCATGTATTGTTGATCGACACTGGAGATACTTATAGATTAGTAGAAGCAGAACCTGTTGACTTTTTAGACCTTAGAATATTATTGTGTTAACCTTTTTATTCTTATCAAACATTTTAAAAATACCCATTAATTAATGATTTGGATAAAAGGTTAATTGTAATAGGAAAAGATCTAACTAGTGAGATACCTATAATATAAATTTTATTAAATAAATATAGGAAAACTGAAATCATTATCTATGATATGGGCTTAGAAGATAAAAATTTAAAAACTTATACAACATTTAAAGAAAAAATATAATTTTTATCATTCTTACCCTTTAATTATAGTTAAATGTAACATTTACTCTATTCAAAAAATGCAACAGATCCATAATTTGATATTCTATTCTATTATTGTATTTTAGTCTCTTATTTAACACTATAAAATAATAATAATGCAGCAGCAATTGCAGAAAATTTTATGTTAGATATAAAAAATACATATTAATTTTTGGCTAAAAGAGAATAAATAGATGTTTTGAAAAATACTCTATACAATAAAGGCTAAAAATATCATTTAAATTATGTTCTATAAGAAGCACTAACAGTACATTATAAAAATTTTACTATATAATTAGATCCTAAAATTGGTTTAACTATCTGTGAAACTCCATTTCCAGTTTAAGTTTGTTATGAAATTGCCAAAAATTTTTCTACATAAGGAGTTTACATTGGAGCTACAAAATAAAAAATGAGTTTAACATCTGGAGCTACTTATGTAAAAAAATAAAATAAAATAAAAAATTAAAAGGCATTAAAAAATAACAGACTAAATAAATAATAATTTTCTAAAAGAATTGTTTAAAAAGTCAAACCAGTGATCTAACAAAAATAACAAAAAAGAAAATCAAGTTATGATTTAGATGAAGAAGAAGAAGATGATTTAATGTATTTTCCTAAATTAACTACAACTCCAAGTACAACAAGCACTGCTCCTACTGCAAATTTATAATTATAATAGATTAATGAACCATATTAAATTGATTTAATCTCTTTATTCGATGAATCAACAACCATCTTGACTAAGACTTTAATGGGCAATTTGATTTAATTATAATTATAGATAGATAATACTATCTTATTAGAAATATAAAATATTATAAATTCTGCTAATTTACTTGTTTAGTTCTGTTAATAATATTAAAGATATGATAAAGTTTGTAATTATTTTGACATTAAAACAAATAAAAAAGTATCTACTAATTTCAAATATGCAACTTATATCTATCCTTGTAATTATGGAGTTGATAATACCTGTTTTTTTTAAGCTATAGCTCATTCTTTTTATACACATCCAGATTTCAAAGTCTCAGATTAGAACATAATTGATTGGTTCAGAAGAGTTCATTAAAATACACCTTTAGCAAAATTATGTGAAAATATCATTACTAAATATGATACAAAAAAAGGAGTTCCTGCTGATTTAGTCATTGCCTATTTAAAAGCTGCTAATAGAAATTTCATTACTCTAGATGAAGTCAATTAAGAAATTATAAAAAATAAAGTATATAATTATGCCATGTTAAATAAAACTTTATTTGTAATTGCTGGTGATCATATCTTCTTAATCAAATATTAACATCATCGTATTGAAAATTTTAAAATTTATTAACCACTATTATGTGGTTATGAAGCTTTAATGGATGATTTAGTAAAATAAAAAATTGGTGACTTATCTATCTCCTTCTAAAACAATGCTTAACATAATTATGGTTATATGCATTCGCTTAGTGTTTATAATAGTATGGGTATTGAATAAGATGGTCTGCCAGATAAGAGTATGTTAGATTTTGTAGAAGCAAGAACTTTGATAATTTATTATGCTAGTGCTGGTATTGATGTGAATGTCAGATATAAAAATAAACATTATCATATTATTACACTATTTAAAATTAGTCCATTTTAAATTAATTATAGTAATGCTCATTTTTATTTAGCTACTGATTTATTAGGAATTTATGATAAACAACTCTATTCTATTTAAAAATACGCTTATATTTTTGATCTAATGGAGAAAAAAGGTGTTTAATTTATGGAAGAATTAGATTTGAGCAGTGTAACCAGTTTCTAATTAAATAATTATTTATTAGACGATCCAAGTTATAGTAGTTCAAAAATATAAAATTAAAAAGTTATAGAAAAGATTGAACAAGACAAATTAACTAATGATGCTCTATTACAATTAATAAATAAAGATTTACATACTTTTAAATTTGATATTAATAATTTCTTTAAAAGATTTAAAGATACTTTATTTACTGGAGGCTTAATTGTCATTGATTAACATGAGTATTGTTTGTCCTTTGATTCTAATATTTATTATTTTAAAA